GCGGCGGGCACCAGGGAAGCGGCGCTTCTGGCGCTTGTCAATGCGGGCATCTTCAATCACGTTCAGGAAGCCCTTGACGGCCAGAACAGCACGATTGGAAGTAGAACCAGCAATGCGCTTGGCAATGTCAGTGATAGCATCCATCCAGCCGTCAGCGGGAGTGTCAAGAGCATGACCGACTTCATGCACAACCAGAAGGTCATACAGGTCATTGGACATTTCACGCCAGACAGGAAGAGACAGAACGCGGTTCTTTACGTCAAACCACGCGGTCTTGGCATCGGGCTTGTGCTGTACCGTAATGTTTTCCGTAGCCAGCAACTTGGCTAGCTGGGACTTGGCGTTATGATTATGTGTTACTTCCATAGTGTCCTCGTGATTATGGACATAGAATAGATGGATTTGAGGAGAATGTCAAGCTTATCCGATGTAGACAAGCAGGACAGCTTTACTGTCGGGCTGCTTGTAGGTTGCGATATGCATGTTATCTGCTTTGGAATACATTTTCTTGTACAGCTTAAACGGCTGTTCATTTCCGTATGATGTATCAATCATATCAGGAAACTCAAGATCATCTGATACTGACGTAAGGTCTACATGATAAACATCGGGTTTCGACTCGAAAACGATATGCGAAACAATGTGGGAATCGTCAAGTCTAAGCATTTGTGTCTCCGTTGTCATATACTATATATGGGTATGGCAAGTCGGTTTTTCAAGTGGTCCAAATGCATACCAGCCATGTTTTGGACACATGACTGGTGGCTAAGTGCTTGATTTTATTGGGTTCGGCTAAGTCTTTGATATCTTTTTGAGAACCATTCCGTAGTTATTGACCTTAGGGAAAGTTGATAGATCAATTCCAGGTTTAAGTCTCAGCCGATTGTCATCTGGACCCAGTCCGATGTTTCGTCTAATCTGTAACTGTTCTGGATTCAATTCTCGCTCGGGCTTCTGAAACGGCAGATAATCCACATAATGATGCCAACGACCATATCGCCAAACCATTCGCGCAACATCAGGGTGCATATCAACTAGCATCTGAGACTTATTCACTGTACCTGTCGCGTTTAAATGTCCATCACGCCATTTGCTTTTGTCTAGATTGCCCTCTGCATGATAGAACTCTGCTGTATTGCCACCTTTCACAGTTTGAGTGGCAGCTTTACCTTGCAGGAATGCATTAAACTGAATCGTGCAATCACCATCTTTTAAAACGCGAAGGCAGATATCGGTATCTTCATTGTATCTACCGCGCCAACGATGTTTACAGTTATTAGAAATGAGCAGAGTAGAATAGATGCGAGTGTTGATTGTAAACGGCGCATATGCTTGATTAGGAGCAATGAAGAAACGATACTGTAGACCTGAGATAGGAACATTCTCAAAGCGATCAACAAAATCTTCACAAATTTTAAAACAAACTCCAGATTCTACACGAATGCGTTGGTTCTTATGTAGACGATAGAAATCGGAAATGTTATCATCTAAAACCCAATGCTTTTCAGCACCGATTGAAATTGAGTGATCCCAGCACCAGTTTCTGGCGCGACCAGGACCGTCACCATGATTGGAAAAAGGAGCAACCAAAAGAGTAACATAATCACGAATGCCAAAGTTATCCAACGCTTCATCATAGAGTTTTTCGTCCTGTGGTTCAATAGCGATATAATGCGGAATCTTCATACGCGCAAGAGAGCGCGAAGTAAACATACTGTCATGTCTACCTTTTGAAATGATATAAACTGGATGTGTAGGATTCGTCATTCATCATTCCTGCAATATACGATGTTTACCCAAGCACCTTTAGTGTCTTCGCGGGCACTTACAGTCTTGAAGTGCTGACGCAATAATGCGAGAGTGTCATTATACTTTTCGTGTGTCTTAAGATCATTAAGATGAGCGTGATGAAATTCCATAATAAACTCACGAATACCAGACCAATCTTTAACAGCAGGCAAACACTCTAATTCACCGCCCTCAATGTCCATTTTAACTACTGTAGGCTTTACACTTTCAAAAACATAATTAATGTTAGTACAATCAACTGTAACTGTATCACGACCTCGTTTTGATACCAGTGAGTGTGCGCCCTTATTCTTCTTTAGATTGATTGAAAAATTTCGCGTCTTATCATCATTTCCAACAACAGCTTCATTATGCAAAACATAACGAGAAGAATCTGAAATATTCATTGCAACATTCTTACAGGCCAATTCATAGTTATCTTTATCTGGTTCATAAGAATGAACTAGCGAAACGCCTTTCTTCAAGGCAAAGGTGGTAAACATGCCAATGTTTAAGCCAAAATCTACAACAACATCGGTCGGCTTAAGCTGTAGCTTATTGTATTCTCCAGAAAAAACTTCATGAACGACAAACTCGTCTGAGGTACCTTCACGAACTTCTGCTTCAATATCTCTATATTGTATAATCTTAGTTGTCATTCTTCAAACCACCTCTTCAATGAGTTCTCATCTTTGTCGAGATGTGGATACCACATGCTCTTTGTCTTATCTGTAATAGTCTGTTCGTCATCTACTTGTGCATACTTTGTGCGAAATTCATCAAAGTCTTGCTTATTACGAAAATGAACATAGAGTGTCTTGAAAGGAGGATTATCTTTTTGTTCAAACTCAGGCATTCCTACCCAAAGCTTTTCTCTCTCATTCTCATCAGTTTCTTCCATACCAAGAAATTCTGCGAGTGTTGGTTCACGTACAGCTTCTTCTTTCTTGCCTAGAAAATTATCATATTCTGCGGATTCTTTTACTGTCATGTCATTAACCTGTTATGTTCAATAAGATATTTTTCAAATTTTTCTTTGTTGTTTTCATATACGCCTAAACCAAAATTACATGTTTTACAAAGAAGTCCACGATATTTTCCTGTTTGATGATCATGATCAACTTGAGGCATTTCCATGATACAGTCGCATATTTTACATCTATTGTCTTGTTGTGTCAACTCCGAAAGATATTTTTCATATGTGAAGTCAACTATACCATGTCTTTGCCAATTGTGTTCTCTCATTCGTTTACGATTTTTTCTACGATATTCGGCGGCCGCCGCAGGATCATATCTTTCTCTTTGTTTTTCTAAGAAAGCTTCTCTGTTTGCTTGATATTTAATTTTACCTTTTTCTTTCAGTTCTTCCTTATTTCTTTCCCTATAAAGTCGGGCATAATCAGGATGAGAACGTTCTGGTAAATCAGGATATTTTCTTTTTCTCATAAAACACTCCAATAGTTTGTGAAAGTATTTATAATACCAACAATCTCAAACTATTGTAGAATTGAAAAATTTCTTACTTTAAGGAAACGGTATGTCCTGTCGAACTTATCGGCAATAGTGTCAGTCTTGTGCGATATAATAAACGTATTTGTATCGTCTGTCAAGGTCTGAATGATCTTGAGGAACTCATCAGTACCATTAGCATCTAGACTTCCATCTAGAATTTCGTCCAGAATAAGAAGATTGGTATTGACGCTGTTCTTCATCTTGGCAATCGAACGCCAGGTAAACATCAAGGCTAAGTCAATACGTGTCTTTTCACCTTCTGAGAAATTTGCATAGGAAAACTCATCGCGGTGTCTAGATTTGATTACCTCATTGAAGTTTTCATCAATGTTGAAGTTGACAAAGAAGCCCATTCTATCTAGATACTTGTTCACAAGCTTATTGATGATAGGAACATATTGCTTGATGATCTTAGTCTTGATACCGCCATCTTTCAGCAGTGACATGGCCGTTTCAATCATAGTTCTTTCATTCAGCCTGAACTGCAAAGAACCTTCCAGTCTGTAGATTTCTTCTATGACGGACTTCAAGTCATGTTCACTATCCATTACCATCTTGTCTGCGTTTCGTATCTTATCCATACTATCTTCAATATCATTCATCATGGATACGATATGCATCATGGTCTGCTTACTGGACTTGATTTCTGTATTGATAGTTTGAATGCGCTTAGACTGTTCATCTTTTCTATTGATAACATCAATCAGTTCTTGAGAGTAAGATTCAACATTCGCAACTTCTTTGCCAATTGATAAAATCTCATCACCAAGAGATAATATTCTCTTAGACTTAAAGTTCTCATCAATATGTTGCTTACAAGTTGGACAATTATCAGACTTCTTTAGAAAGTCTTTTTCTCTGTCCAGTCGATTCATGTTGGAATCATGCGTAGCAATCAACTTGATGTGTTCTTCATAAAGCTTACGCAAATCCGAAAGATTAGAAACTTCATCCACAAGCTTTTCTTTTTCGTCTGCGAGACCTTGAACTTTACACAACAAATCTTTCTTTTGTAGTGCAAAATCGGCAAGTTGCTTCTCATACTCGGCCAGTCTATCGTCATTGTTCTGTTTGAGATTGCCCAGAGTCTTTTCAATATACTCTTTCTTATCTTGTGCAGACTTGACAAGCATACGGTTCTTTTCGACGCTTTCCTTGTTTTCTTGCCAACGCTGTTTGACCAGCAGGCTCATGATAGAAAAGATTTGAATGTCTAGAAGGTCTTCGATGATTGTGCGACGATCAGCAGGAGTTAACTGCATGAACGGCGTGAACGATGCAGAGCCAAGAATAACGATCTGGCAGAAAGACTTCATGTTCATCTTGAGAATAAACTTCTCTAGATATTCCTGATAGTCTCTAGATGCCGAATCCTGATTGAGCAAAGAACCATCAACCCAAATCTCAAAGATTGCAGGCTTGATACCACGAACAATCTTGTAATCTTTGCCGTAGGCCTTGAATGTGATTTCAACCTTACAGTCTTTATTGTTTACACTGTTGACTAGCATCGGCTTATTGATCTTACGAAATGGCTTACCAAACAAAACAAAAGTAAGCGCGTCGAGAATGGTTGATTTACCATGCCCGTTTGCACCTACTATCAAGTTTGTCTTATTTGCGTTTAGTTCAATCTCTGTCCAAGCATTACCAGTTGACAGCAGATTTTTCCATCTAATCAGTTCGAAGTTTATCATTCTGTATAATCTTCACTCTTTCATCAAGAATTTCTCTAAGTGTTCTTCTAGTTATGATACCGTCATACTCAAGTCTAGCTAAAGCACTAAGCGCATTGGCATCAGCAAACTCATCAAGAGATATTCCAAGTTTCTTTGCTCTAGGCAAAACTTCGTTCTGCAACACAACGGAACACTTCTTAGACCATTCGGCTTCAATCACTCAATATTCTCCAATGACAATGCTTCGGTATAGATTTCTCGCATGTAATGTTTCATTCTATCAGATTCAATCGGCAATGTCAAGCCTGAAATGTAGTTGTCGAGAATGGTAAGTGTGTCTTGAGCCTCATCTACAGTATCGTCTATGTTATTGTCGATAAAAGAATTGACATCTTCAACAATGGAAATATCTGCTGGCTGTTCCTTGTACAACTTATCCAACAGCATATCAAATGCATATGGATTAGTTTTGTTTACACAAACAATCTTAACATAACAATCCTTGAACTTGGAATAATCAGTAGCGTTGATCTTCTCAAGAATGTCAGGATGCTTTACATCATCATATGCGACCATATGAAATATACGATAAGGATTGCGATGAAAAACTGTATCACGCGATTCTGTATCAAAGACAACAAAGCCGCGAGGATCATTATAATCAGACCATATATGCTCACAAAAAGCACCGATGTAATGAATATTGTCCCGACTACTGCGGTGATGATAATGGCCAGTGAAAACACTATCAAATCGCCTGAAAACTTTGCTGTTCCATCCATGATCCGAGAGCATACCCTTTTGCATTTCAAAGCCGTCGAGTTCCAAATGCCCGATACAGACTGGTGCTTTTGATTGTTCAATTGCTTCATAACATTCCTTCTCATATTCTTTCGTGATCCACGGAAGCAAGAAAAACTCGCAGCCATCAATCTCTAGTGTTGTTGGCTTAGAGTAGGTCTTGATGTTATCATATCGACCAGCTACAAACTCATCAAGAGCATTCACACGATATGTATCCTTGAAATACTCATCATGATTGCCTGCAATGATATGCATCTCACATAGTTCGCTGATCGGCTCAAGGAAGTCTGTTCTTAGCCTGGAATGAGTAAGAACGTTAATATACTTCCGACGGTCAACGAGATCGCCAGCATGAATGATATGCTTAATTCCATTTTCTTTAATATACGGGATAAGAAACTCATCT